CTCAGCATATCAGGACTGAAAGCAGCACCGTTGCTAGGGATCTCACGAGCTTTTGAAATCAAAAACTCTCGACGGTTCCTAAGCTTAATCAATGGATTAAGCTTCTCAGAAACCTCCCCGTTAAGTAACAACTTGAATCTTAAAGAACTCAAGACACTACTGATGATATCATCAAGCGAGTGGAGCCCCTGATTTAATTTATAAGAATTAAGCGCCCTACTCCTCGCGGCGAAACCAGTATCCTGGTATTCTACGGGAAGAGAATCTTCTGGATAAACAAGCAACGGCTCTATTCCATCCAGCGGGTTGCCCCTTTCCAGACTCATGAAGTATTGATAAATTCTTATCATAACTTCCCTGATCAGGGGGACCTCAGCGCTATTAGCAATTTCGTCGAATGCCCAAGAATACTTGACATCGAGGAATTCTTGTTCTGTACAGCCAGAAAGCTTGACAATATAGTCAAGTTCTTCGACTGCATAGTCCAAGTGCCAGCCAATTTCATATTGTCTTGGGTGGTCTAATCCACCGAGAAAGCTTGGTAAGCAATCTATGATACCATAACGGGTACATTTGTCCCTGATCATGGGATTCAATTGAATCATTTCATCAACAATATGTGAAACATTGTGAACTAGATCAATATCATTTCTTTGATACTTGACCATACCGGATATCTGGCGAATGCGGGAAACCACACTCTCCAGATCACCCCTAAGTTCACCAGGTAAGAATAACCTAGGTTTAATGATATCGACAAAAGTCCAACCATTAGTCTCTAGGTTTTTAACACAGAACTCCTCAGTGAAGGTACCAACATATTCAGAAGAGTAGAAGGTACTCTCACTAGGGCGAAGACCAAAGATACGATATAACAACATCAAGTACCTTTGGACTTCGTGAGGACGTTGGTTATTGAATACAATAACATCGTCTCCACTCTGAGAACTAGACTCTCCAAAGCTGAATAATACAGTAGTATTAAGCCACCTTTGGATACGATCCGGATGAGTTCTAATGAACTCATCGCAGTCTTGGACAGAGTTTCCTCTAAAATCCAAGAAAGCCTGACGGAAAGTCAAAACACATGACCTAATAATGCCACTCATGACATTCAGGTACACTCCACTCATAGCTTCTCCCATCATGATCCCACAGTTGTGGGTCCACGATTCAGGTATATCAATACCCACGAACTCGCGGTCGGAGAGAGCCAAATCTAATACAAACTCATAAAAGTTACTCATACGCCTTGGTAAGGTTTCCCTTACAAAGGTTTGTAACAGAGCATGTATGCTATAACGGTAAGGCGAGTCAGTTGCTGTTGTGAGATCAACAGATTCAACAGATTCATAATAGAATGACGCAGAAGAGTCTGCGACACCCGCTCTACCATTAGGGTTTAAAG